CATGAATGAAATGACTTGTGTGACAGATCCTTCACGTGAAGAAGTGTCAATGAGTTCTCTATCACCTCTTCCGAGTTGTTCAAGAATGGTATTCACGGGGCTATTATCATTAACTTCCGATGCTCTTACTAGTGGGTAATTACGATATTTTGGTGCAGTTTCATATTTTGAACGCATTATCTTTTGATATTCGTCGTTCTTAGCTTTTAATTTTTCAATAGTAAGGTCTTCGATAGTATATTTCATAACCTTCGCATATTCATCTTGGAAAGTAAGTTTAAATGAGTCAGGTCTATCAACTGCAATAGCTATAACTGAATCCCACATTTGTTCTGCAGTTAATCGTTGTTTAACTGGACCGATAAACACAAACTTATCTGAATTAGAAAATGCTCCATCATATAAATCACGTTGAAATAGCTTAGTATTAAGGAGTACGTAGAGGAATTGTCTATTATCGTAATTAACACTTACCATAATCTTAGCAAGTGTGTTCATAAGATCACTATTCAGTTTGTCGCTATCATGAATATTATCATAATCATCAATAATATGTTTACCAAATACCCATTTCCAGTAGCGATTTACAATATTTTTTGTAAACGTAGGGTGTTCCGGGTTAACTAACCAAGTAACGACATCTTGTCTCATGTCGTCTTTATTTTTAATTTGTGTTTTACCAGAAAGTACTGCAGGTTCTACAGTATCATTTGGTTTTGCATCTTTGTAATTATAGTCATGTGGTAACTTTAATTGTCTCTTTTCATCTATTTCGAGATTAGCACGCATTGCTGCTACGAAGTTATTAATCTGGTTGTTTAAACCACGATTTTTCATCGGATCTGCTTTAATCAATGCATCAACTTCTTCTCTTAATGCTTTTTGACGAGCTGCAATCGCAGGATCTTTATCTTTACCACGACCCCTCAATTCAACTTGATTAAACATAGCAGCCATTTTATAAAACTGCATTTGCGTGAAGTCTTGAAATGGATCATCATGGCATTGAGCGCATCCAATATCTGTTGCCATAAACACCTTACCGGTTGCAATAAGATTATCCATTGGCATACCCAAGTCTCGATAGAAATAACCTGTTGCAGGGTTATCATAATATGATCCAGAAGATGTCAAAAGATCGCTTACGAATTTATTGTAAGGTTTATTTGAAGCAATTGAATCTTTAACATAATCAATGTAAGGACCACCAGAGAAGTTATTGACGTTGTTTAATCTATCGCGCAATCTTAATGACTCTGACCAGAAATTAAACATATGTGAAACATGACCTGGATGTTTCAATAGAAACTGAATCAACCCTTGTCTTTTGTTTGGGTTATTTACCTTATTAAACATTTCATACTCTTCAAAGGTTGGGTTACGACCTACAATTGTAAGGTATGATCTACGAATGAACGTGTCATCATTTATTTGATTTAAAGGTTTAATATTCAGAGCTAAATATTGCTTTTCTAACACCGAATCTACTTGATTACTGTAATTATTAAGTTGTTCAACTGTAGATGCAATAGTTGTAATTGCAAACATTAGAATAAAGAATAAAGTTTTCATATGAACCTTATATTATTTAGTTATTTTTGTGTTTTTTGTTGTAGTTATATTGTGCGTGCAATATTTCGTATACATTTGCTGGTATTGTATCAGCAATATCTAATATATCATTTTCAATCCCAAGTTTAAATTTATCTTGAGGTACAACTCTATTAATATTTTTGGGTATCGAAATGAAACAATGATTTTCTGCAACAGTTTCCATCCAAATTAACATCTCACCCACATACGTACCACGTGTTACCGCATACGCTTTATATTTTTCTGGACCCATAACATTATTCCATTTCACCCATCAACCCATCTTGAGTTTTAATCATATTAATGGTAAAGAACTTCTGCAAAAGGGTTTGTAATGCATCTTTTTCCATATAATTGTTTGATTTGGTGATAGCTACAGGGGTTCCTTCATCAGTAAACCCTATAACCATAAAACAATTCAAAAATTCACTTATTGTGTTAACCAATGCAGTATTAACATCTTCAACGTTACGAAGAGCTGCTACATGCTGTGTACGTTGTTGAATTAATTCGTTAATTAAATGTTTGACATTCAATATATCTTGTTCTTGAATGTCGTTATCATTTACAGGCTGTTTTGCAGTTTTTTTTGGTGATGATTTTCTTACTTTTTTTGGCTTTTCATCACTCATATAACTATTTAGTTTTGAAAAATGGGTTTGTTTCATCACGCTGCGTTACTCCATTGCTTAATAGGTGTTCTACAATAATTTCAATTGAATGGGTTTTAATAAAAAAGTTTTTAACAAATCTATTACCACCATCATCGAATTCAAACATAACTTCATTCAAATTATTTTTGTTTTGATAGCAAGTTATGTAAATTGATAGATTACCTGGGTCAACTAATACAGTCCACTTACGCGGATCAAGTATACTATACTTTTGAAATACCCTCAAAGTAATTATACCATTGTCTTTTAATCTTTTAATAAAATAACCTGGTGTTTTGAGTTTATTTTTGTCTTGAAATGTTAGTTGTTGTTCCATATTATTGTGTAAGTGATGATAAGATATATCTTAATTTAAGATCGTCTTGAGTAATATCAAATATTAAAACACCAAACTTGTTATTTACAGATACTTTTACATTATCAGCATTGATCAATTTAAAATTATCAAAACTAACAGGTAGAATTTTAAGTTCATCTCCTTGACAATTTTTACCAACTGTCAACTGAAACGAGTCTGTATTATGTCTGGCTTTATCAGTTAATTCGCATTTTACAACACCATCTTCCTGATAAAAATATATCTTATTTGTTTCAGTTGTAAATGTAGATGCTTTGTTAATCTTTGCAAAATCTTCTTTTGTTAGTTCAAAAGAAAATGATGTTTCAAATCCATTAATCTTTTCAGGTTTAATAGGAGGTGGTACAAGAAAGTCATCTTCAAATAGATGATATTTGAACTTAATTTCAGGAGACTTATACTCTAGATAATTAGGACCAACATTCAGATTGAAATCATCTGATTCAATACAATCAATTACTCGATTAAGTTTCTTTAAATCGGGTATATTTAAAGATCTTTCGAATTCATTCGAATGGTTTAGAATACTGTACAGAATCAGAGTGTTGTCCGTCGATGTCACTATCGTCGACACCTGATTTTTCTCCACCTTCATGATGCACTGGTCGTTTATCTTCGAGATTGAGTTTAGAAATTTTTCTATTTGATTTTTTTTGAACTTTAATGTCATATGTGGTGAATATTTCAACTAACTTACTAAGATTTGATTCTATACCTTTTAATGTGGTAACCAATTCGTTAGAATCAACCAATTTTAATGGTTCACCTTGACTTGGATTTGTAATAAAGGGTAAATTAACCGCATTTGGTGGAGGCGGTGGTGGTGGTGTCATTACTTGCACTTGTGGTTGAGGGAGTTGAGGACCTCTCAACTCCTTCTCAAACATATGCTTCACAACATTACTTGTTGGTTGCAGGTTTGTTGATGTACCTACTAGATTTTGATCTAGTTTTTTTGTTTCACCATAAACGGCACCCAATAAAGCAAGCAACGCATTACGTTGTTCAACATCGTGATTCATATTTTAAAGTTCGTTTAAAATACTGTCAATATCATCATTACTAGATGATGCAAATGCGCTTTCAACACTCTTTGTATTTTTAGAGCTCAACTCTGCGATTGCTTCATCAGCAGCAGGCAAGGATGTATTACCTTTAGGTTGTTCATCACCACTCTTGCAGTAGTAATGCTCATCAAGCATTTGCTTAAGTTCATCTGTAGACTTAAGTCTAAAAACGTTTTCAAGATCAAAAACATTTTCATAAATCTCTTTCTGTCTATCAGGTGAAAGACCCAAGTCACGACCCACTGTAGTGAATCTGCTAGAAGTATAAACCGGATAATCACCTTGCTTTTCTACCTTGATCTTGAAGCTAATACCTTCTTTACCAAGATCAAAAATACGAGGTCCATATTCTTCAGAATCTTCACCACTAATTGCACTATTGATAATAGTGTTCAGCTGTTTACCATAACGATGGATTTTATTTTTACCATTATTTTCAGGATTAGTTGGATCATCAACAACATAAATGTTAACCAACCATTGTTCAGAACGACGAATAATTTTAATACGTTCCTTTTCATCTTCCGTACCAGTTCTCAAAACACGATAGCGTTCCTCAGCAATTGGATCACGCTCACCAAATGTTGTTGGTGAAATTGCACTTACATACTTACCAGTTGCAAGAGAGTTCCAACCATGACTGTAATAATGGAAGAATGTTTTCTTTGGGTCTTTAACGTTTGGTAGCAAACGTACAGTGTATGTATGACCTGGTTTAAGTTGAAGAATATCTCCGAGACCGTTGTTTGATTTAGTTTCAGTAGTTAATGCTTGCTTAATGGATTCGAACATTGATAGATTGAATGTACTCATAGTATAATATTATTATGGATTAGGTTTAGTTAAAATCAACAATTTTGTTTGTATTATTTCAAGTGCTTGTTTGATAGTGTGTTTAAGTTTAGATGATGTGATGTATTTGTTTCTTGTTTTGTAGTATATGTCATAAAAATCTTTGCAATAAAAGTCTAATAGTTCGGGTTCAATTTTTTTAATTTGTTGTTCGATAGATAAGCCGTGTAAAATATAAAAATTAATTTTGTGTTCTTTTAAATGTACGAGAAAAGTTGGTATTGATGTATTATTTAATTGCTTGTAACTATTTAAACAAATGTTATGCTCTACGCAAAAGTTGTATATATTTTTTAATCCTACTTTACAATCATTAATACAAGCTTCGCTGTCTGCATCTTGAGTTTCTTTTTGTCTCAAATATTGTGTATATGCAATAATTGCTTTACGTGTGTTATAAAAATTTAAATCGAAATATTCTTCTTTAGAATATACTTCATATGGCGCCCAAAAAAAATCATTCAATGAAATGTTTTTATTGTTCTTAAAAAAAGCTCCAAGTTTTTTAAGAGCTATATAAATTTCGTCAGTTACCTTAGAAAAATCTTGCCTTAATTTAAAAGGTTTGTTTTTAGACCTTTTTGATGCTACTAAAAATGTATTGTATATGTTTTTTTCTTCTTGTGTTATATCATTTGTTGAGGGAATTGATATACTTTGTGACATATTTTGATTTTGTAATGGTATTGTCGTAATCGATAAACATTTTCACAATTTCATAATCTGAATCTGCATCTAATAACTGTTTTAATATAGCTTTATACTTTGGTTCTTTCAACACTAAAAGAAAAATATTTTGAAAAGATAACTTTTTACCGATTAACAATGTACAAAACGTACAAAATGAAAGAAGAGTGTGTTCTGTTTCATCTTCAATAATTGCACTTGATGGCATTAACGGTTTGGTGTTTAATATCATAACGGTGAAAAGTGTTTTGTTAATCCTAAAAATTCATTAGTAAATTTAAATACATTGCCTGTATTTTTACCAAAAATCTTTTTGATAATGTCCATATATTTGATCGTTGATGTTTCATTTTTATGAACTGTTACCTCTTTGGTCTGTAAGTTAACTACAAATATAATATCGCAATTAAATTTTTTGAAAATGATCTTTAAAAATTCAATAGGTGGGGTTGTTGTGTCAAAAAAACTAATAAAGTATGCGTTATTAGTTTTGAGTTTGAAAAATTGAGTAGATGTAAATTTTTCTTTTAAAAAATTTGCAAAATATTGATTCACCCATATATTTAGAGCTATTGATGAATAATCAACTTGCAAACATTGACAGATTGCTCAATGATTGGCTATCTAATCCCACATTTTCAGTATCATCCGCTTGTGTAATAGTGAGAGTTGAATAATCAATCTTCATCGCTGTTGTTGTTCCTCGAGCTCCAAATCGATTTTTCATCATACCCATCCGGATAATTTCAAGCTCACGATCTTCGTCGTTTTGAAAGATTGATACAATAACATCTGCTGTTGCAGCTAATCCAATTGATTCACTAATTGTATTAAGATCAGGATTAGAAATATCAAATCCTGATCGATTCAACTGAGTTGCACTAATAACCGGACAGTTAAAGATATAAGACATAGCACGGACTTGTTCAGTTACATGCTTAATACGTTCATAACTATTATTACCAATAGGTGAATGTAAAAGATTCAAATAATCTAATACGATAGTATCAATTTTTAGACCCTTATCCTCAATTTTTTTAATGAAAGCTTGAATCTGTCTAGGTGTAATCGTTGCAGGAGGAAACTCTTTAATAAGAATCTTACCTTTCGGTGCCTTTTTCTTTAGTTCGGTTATAGCATCTTTAAGAGCTTTCGTCTCTAAATGCAAAGTCTTCATTGGAATCTTACTTACATTAGTACAAATACGCTTAGCATACAAAATTTCAGGCATTTCGAGTGTAATTAACAATACAGTCTTACCTTGATTTGCTATATTTGCTGCAATATTACCCAAAAATATTGATTTACCAATATTAGTTTCACCTGCAAACACGTACAATGCTCTACCATCACGTTGGAAACCACCACCAATGTAGTCATCTAACCATGGCCAGGTGCTTGGAATCGTTTCTTGTACAGATAATATTTCTTTTATAACATTGTCAATTTGATCATAAAGATCCAAACCCATGTCTGTTTGTAAAGAGATGTTGCAACTCTTTTCAAACTTATCTAAAATAACTGAAGTATCTGCATTACCCTTTGAAACTTCAGCTGCAATTTCCAATAACGTATTGAATACAGCCTTTTCTTTAAGAAACTGTTCAGTATTCACATATAATTCATCATTATTATATGAATTATCGAGAGTTTTGAACATCACCAACACATTTTTAAATGATTCCTTGATGACATCAGAGGTACAATACTGTTTGATTTCAGTTAAATTAGGTAGTTCATTACGATTATTGTAAAATTCTTTAATAATACCAAAGATTTGCTTATTATCTTTGTTTTTGAAATAGATGTCTTTGGTAAAATCAATTACACTAGCAAGATATGTCTTGTCTGTGCAGCATTTATAAAGAAAAACGTTTTCAAAAAAGTCTAAATCGAGTTTTAACATTAACCAATAATACGACATGTTATTGGAATATCAAGAAATAAGTTGAAAAGTTATGGGGTTACTCATATTGTATAAATACAATTATGTACAATAGACGTGATATGTTAAAAATTGGAACTGCAGGTTGTGTTTCATTGCCTCAGCTATTAAAAGCTCAACAAGAAACCCAGCCAAAAGCTAGTTCTGTCGTTCAAATCTACTTACCAGGTGGTATGGCTCATCAAGAGTCATGGGATTATAAGATGAATGGTTCACCTGAATATAGAGGACCATTTGGTGGTATTAAAACCAAAATTGATAATGTGTTTTTTGGTGAGCTTCTTAAGGAAACAGCAAAAATTGCTGATAACCTTACAGTGATCCGCTCCATGACACATGGTGAAGCAGCTCATGAAAGAGGAACTCACAACATGTTAACTGGTTATAAACCATCTCCTGCATTAACATACCCATCATTCGGTAGTGTTGTTAGCCATGAATTAGGAAATCGTAACAATTTACCTGCATATGTGTTAGTACCTAACCAGTTTGCACCAGAAAATGGTACAGGCTATCTATCTACTAAGTATGGTCCGTTTGCTTTAGGTAGTAATCCAGAAGATCCTGGTTTTGCTGTTAAAGATCTCAATACACCTAAGGATATTTCCGATAAACAATTTGATAGACGTAAAACTCTTCTTGGAGCTGTTGATGATTTCTTCAAAACAAGAGAATCTAACGTTGATAATATTAAAGCAATGGATTCTTTCTACAATCAAGCGTATGCAATGCTTTCATCTAAAGAAGCTCGTGAAGCGTTTGACATTAGTAAAGAGCCAGATAGTGTTCGCGATGCATATGGTCGTAATGCTGCTGGTCAACGACTATTACTTACACGTAGATTGATTGAAGCTGGTGTAAGAATGATCACCGTAACATATGGTGGTTGGGATCACCATTCAAATATCAAGCAAGCTTTTGAATCAAATATGGTAAACTTTGATAAAGCCTATGCATACTTCATTACAGACTTGAAACAACGTGGATTGTTATCATCTACGTTAGTTACTGTTACATCAGAGTTTGGTCGCACACCAAAAATTAACGCTACTAATGGTAGAGATCATTGGCCAAGAGTATTTTCAACGGTTTTAGCCGGTGGTGGTGTTAAAGCTGGCTATGCATACGGTACATCTGATGCTTTAGCAGCTGAACCTGATGAAAATCCTGTTACACCAGGTGAAATAGCAGCTACTCTTTACCATTTAATTGGTATTTCACCAAGAAAGAAGCTTATGACACCTGATTTAAGACCAGTTGAGGTAGTTTATGAAGCTGATCCGATAGAAAAGATATTAGCATAACAAAAAAGGCGGCTTTAAAGCCGCCTTTTTTTATTTCGTTTTCCATTTTTTAAGGAACCATTCTTGTCCTCGTTTCCAATCATCAGTGATATGTTTTAATCCTGGTGACGCATGTGTAATATTAATATCACCAACACCGATTTTAAACCCTGCTTTATGACATGCTAAGGAAAAGTCTAAGTCATAAAAGTGAAACCCTGCGGGGTTGTTGGTGTCAAATTTAACCTTATCAAAAACTTTTCTTTTTGCTGCAATAAACACACCATCTATTAGGATAACCCTGTCGGGATATACCCCAAAACTTGTCATAAACTTACGACCATCATCATGCAAATGCGCTACAGCTCCACGATGCTGGGTTCTATCACTCATTAGATGCCATAACGCTGGTTCTTTCAATGTAAAATCTCTAGTACCAGCGCACCCTACAACGTCAAAGTTGTTACCAAGTGTATTAAGTTGTCGTTCTAATGCTTCTGGTGCTTCAATTATTACATCATCGTGCACAAAAACAAGCCACTCAAATGAATTTTTGAAATCATCAATTGCATCATTATAAACAACAGGGAGAGGGTCGGTATTATTTTCAGAAAATGCTACTGAATGTACATCACTAACACTATTATGCAATAATGTAGTATTAAGGTTTCCTTTAGTTGCTGATATTAATTGGATCATACGATTAAAAATGGAGATTTGGATTTAAACTTACCGACTTCTTTAAATTTAAACTCTCTAGTAAGTTTTAACACCTTACCTTCGGGTACTTCTTTCATTGTTTTACCTTGAATAGAAGAGTAGTTACCATTGTCGTCATAGAAGAGTGTACTACCTTGTCTAACCAAATAAACATTTAAAGTAGCTGTATTAATAATTGCAAGTGCAAATGTACCTTCTAATCGATTACAAATTTTTTCAATAATGTTTACTTCTTCAACCGAAGAGACTGTCTTTTTCTTACATTTTATATCAGTCCATTCTTCTTGTAACATTGAAACAATAACAGATGTATCAACTTTGTTTTCATTCCAGCTGCAATACTTCTCATTTAACATTTCATGGTTAGTCAACACACCATTATGGAATACCATCCAATCTTCTTGCTCAAATGGATGCGATGTATCGTAATTAAATTTACGAACTGCAGATGTTGGGGCTTGTACATGACCAATATAGTAAGCATGTTCCTTTTCTTTTAGCTTAAGCTTATCAATATTAATATAATTTTCTTGTTTAACTATACTCACATCATCAACTATACCCACAGGTGATTTCATCAACGTAACTAAAGACGAAGCAAAATTACCACGAGTTTTATTTGCTTCGTATAAAACTTCAAACATTGATAGATTTGGAGAACCGTAAATGGCGCACATAATAATATTAAAATATAGCTAATAAATAACAAAAAACAATAAATAATTTTATGAATTTTGATTCACTGTATAATAAACTCGAACTTATCGAAGAAGCAAGAGCTGGTCGCTTTGAAAGTCTTTTTCAAACCGGTTATCTTAAAAAAGCTATGATGGATAAAGGTGTTGGTGTTCCAAGACCTCTTGTATTCCAATTCATTATGGATTTCTTAGAAAGTAAAGGTCTTGTTCCGGAAGGAACAGCTTTTAAGGGTTCAAGATATGCAGCAGAAGCTGGCGAATTTATCAAAAGACTTGTCGACGAAGGCATGATTAAAGATGAAATTGCTGATGAATTTAAAGAATACACTAAAACTAACTTAGGAGATTTTATCGGTCGTAAATTTCAAACCACCAAGCATAGAACAGGTGAATTTGCAAAGAAACAACAGATGGAAGGTGGTGAAGAAAGAGGTAAAGTTGCTGGTGAATTACGCCAAGTTAAAACTGCTGAAGAGTTAGCTGCTGAAAGACAAGCTAAAAAAGATGCTGAAAAAGCTCGTGAAGAAGATATTTCACCACTTTCTACAATTGAGGCTGCCACTACATTAATAGAAATTATCGGTGATCAAGAAATTGAACTTGATGGTGAGAAAGTCAAGAAATTTTTCACCGCTGCAAATAAAGGTGGTGAATTTAACATGGAGCAAGAAACTCCAAATATGATTGATATTGAATTTACAGAAAATGATCCAATTGCTAAAGTAGTTAAAAAGATCGGTTCAGATAAAGTCGAATCATCAATTAAAGCTTCTCTTGCAAAAATGTTAGGTCTTACCCCCGATGAGTTTAGT